GTATTCGTCGTTACGGTCCTCCTCTTGTCCGTCGTGCTGTTGATTGGTTGCGCTCTGCTGATAGAGATCGTACCCCTGTTTCCTTATCTGGTGAAATGAAAAAACGTTTTGGTCGTAAGAGTCGGTCTTCCCGCTCTTCTGGTGCTAGTCGTGGTAATGTTGTTACTACGAATTATATTGATACTCGTCGTACATATTCTAAGCGTCGTGCTCCTAAAAGGGTTGTTCGTCGGTTTAGAAAGTTTAAGCGTCGTGTGCAAAAGGTCATTAGTTCAGATACTGCTTGTCAACAGGTTCAACGTCAGTATTTGTCTTCTGTGTCGTCTGCTACTAGTGCTCAAACTTATGGTTCTTGGGGTTTGCTTGGTTGTAATAGTTCAACTTCTGGTTGGAACGATATAGCTCGAATTATTAACGATTCTACTTCTGCTACGAATGCTCTTCCTGATGAAATTTTTATAGAGCGTGCTCGTATGGATTTGTTTATTTCTAATATTTTGAATTCTACTGTTTATATCGACATTTATTCTTGTGTTTGTCGACGTGATGTTCCAGTTGCGGACTTTGATCCGTCTTCTATTTTTGTAGATTTTACCGGGACTTCTCTGCCTGAGAGTGGTGCTGGTAATGTGTTTTCGGCTACTAATCCTGGTGTTACTCCTTTTCAGAATAGTCATTTTTGTTCTTATTTCAAGGTTCTCAATGTTAATAGAGTTAAGCTTGATGCGTATCAAGAGACGAGTCTCGTTGATAGAGCTACTCCTCGTAAGAGTTATGTTTTAAAAGATGTGAATGATTTTGCTTTGATGAAGGGTAGTAAGTTCTTTTTACTTATTCAGTATGGTGGTCCTGTTATTCCTGGAGTAGTTGGACCTACTAGTACTGCTGTTCGTGTTATTAAGACTTATAATTATCGTCTTCTTGAATCTAATCGTATTGTGGGGTTTATTAACTAGTTTTGGTTAGCTGGGTAGGTAGCGAGCAGCGCGAGCGTGTTAGCGTTAGGTAGCGAGCAGCGCGAGCGTTGTTAGGCTGGTCAGGCAGGGTTACATCCCCCGCTCATGTTTACTAATAAAGCTTAATTTTCGTTTATTAAATTTATTGTAAAGTCTGTTATTCTTTGTCCGAACTCATTAAGTCTTCTATCCAGGGCATCGATATCTGGTAGGTTTCTGTACCATTCTCTTGGCTCGACGTTTGAAGTGATGAAGATTCGCTCAGCGGCAAAGTATCTATTTCCTCCTTTGGATTCAACCATGACAGGGTATCTGTCGAGTAGTCGTAACATGGTAGTATATTGTAACCATCCATAGAAGTCGTCCAGAACCACATCTCGTTCGCCGTCGTATCCATCCCACCACTTAGACTCGTTTTGTTTCCAATAAGCTCCTGGAGCATTTCTTCTGCAGAAACTACTTTTTCCAGTTCCGGGTTTTCCGACCAGTATATATACGCTGGGTGGTTTTTGTCTAGGTTCTTTGATTAGTGTTTTATACCATTTAAAATAATTGTGGTAGCGAGCCATTTCTTCTGGGAATTGTTCGCATACCTCTAGCATTGGTTTACCAGCTTTAATTAGTTCTTGAACATCTCGAATATCGTTTCGTCGTCCTGGTTCTGATACCACATAAGTTCCGTGTTCCCATGGTCCTTCCATTCTTGTGTCTTCTTTTGAAGCATATTGTTTTGCTTGAAGTTGTGTACCTCTACGAATCTCCCAATGGGCTCTTGGTAGAATTGTCTTGCATTGGGATAGCCTGGTGCTGTTTGTGAATTCCACATATCCCTGAAGATGTATCGTTCCTTCTTCACCTTGTTCTCTCTGCCATATAGCATATTTGACCGTATCTGGATAGTTAATCTCATTTGATGAAGGGTTGTTCAGTGTGAAACACCAGTTCTTGGCTCGGTCCATTGGGAGGGGGCAGTATTACCCCCGACCTCGTGGACTTGCTTATATAAGCGTGTTTGGATCGAATGGCGTAGTTATGTCTGAAGGTCGTCTTACTCGTTTAGGTTCCGGTGCTTTGCGCCGATTGGATTATCAAGCTCTTGCATCCGCTGGTATTCGTCGTTACGGTCCTCCTCTTGTCCGTCGTGCTGTTGATTGGTTGCGCTCTGCTGATAGAGATCGTACCCCTGTTTCCTTATCTGGTGAAATGAAAAAACGTTTTGGTCGTAAGAGTC